ACACAGCAGTTAGAAGTCATCAAGACAAATATTATTACGATCGTCAAACCTGGACTCAATGCAACGAGGTTATTGACGAACTCTATAAATAGGTCTATACTCAAAGACAAGAACAACCCACTTGATCATGGTTATTTCCACAACTGAAAAGTTCCCCTATCCTTCTTTTCCTTTTCGTCTTGACTTGACTGAGGGAAAGGATAAACGAGTATGTTGGTTTGAATGTAAAGTCCATGTTGACAAATTCATTCAAAAACACAAACTAAAAAAGAAAGATTATACGTTAACCATTAATAATGGTTGAACTAACACTCTTAACTCTTCTGAACTTTGTCGCTACAGATTTTTGTTCCACTCGTATGCGGGGTATGGATACTCTCAAATCTGTTTTGATTGCTTATTCTAAAGCAAACGATAAGTTTGGTGGATCAAATGTACGACGAGTAATTACTAATTCCCCTGGACTTGAAGCTGCAGCGATTGCAATTGCTGTAAGTAAATGTCCAGGTCAACTTTGAGGATAGACATGCAAGAATTTGAATGGATTGATGATTGTTTTCGAGTAGAAGAACAGAAGTGGGGAACTTGGAGGTCTTATGACAAAGAGGGAAATGGAATTATCACTTCTCTTCAGAAAGAACTCTGTATTTCTGCGACTCGTTGGTATCTAAAAAACAAACAAGAAGGCTTTGTTGAAAGTGATGTTAAATATGAGGGGGTTGTAGGAGGAAAACTCTGATGTATATTCCACAGGTTAACGATTATGTTATCTGGAATGATGGAAAGGGTGTAGAAGGTTGGGTCTATTTTAAAGACGATGAGTATATAACAATCGAAGTTTGCGTAAGACCTAAAGATTGTATAAATTATGAAGCCTGTAATTTACACCGTAATGAAAGACTTCTGGTATTATGTTACAAAAACCGATGGAAAGAATTAGTGTATGTCAGATCAAGAGAATCCGTATATGAAGAAACAGAAAACAGTATGGAGATGGTGGGCTAAAGCACTTGGAGAAAAAGCATCTAAATGCGACAGAGAATCTGATACTGTTGCTCGCATACGCACCTATATTTTTATTACTTACTTGGTCACTAACTGTTTTATTGTGGCTGGAGTAATCAGACACTGGAATGATTCTCCTCCAGTCATTTACATTGAAATTAAACAGGAAGATGGATCACAACTCCCAGAAGCCTAGTCTCGTTTTACCACTGGTCATTGTATTAAGTATTTTCTTTTTACTTGACATGGCCATCATAGGTGGTATACTTATACATGGAAAGGCAAACTTTTCAGAATTATTTAAACATTTACACCATGGCTAAAAGAACTTACACAATTGAAAAAAAAGATCCAACACACAATCAAGTATGGGAATGGAATGAAACTCCAGAATTGGCTAAACTCATTAAAGAACTACACACAAACAAGTCCATACCCAGCACTGGATCCAACAACCCCGTGGTATGATTGGTTGTGTTATTGCGAAATCTGCGAAAGTTTAGGCCCTATTCCAGGACAACCTTCACTTCGCAGATTTATGACATATAGGAGATATCTTAAAGAAGTAGGTGTATTATGATCGCAACAAATTGGTTTCAAAAAAAATGGGGTCTTGAAGATCCTGTTTTGATTGATGAACTTTATTCCAGAATAGTTGATTTAGAACAAAGGGTTAGAGTTCTTGAAGAAGAAAATGTAGAAACTACTAACGAATTATATCGCCTCGAAAACTCTTTGGATGCTCGTATAGATATAATTGCAGAACGTTGTAGGATTGATTACGATGTATGAACTTGATGATTTTGAAAAAGCCCTCGCACATTTTGGTACAAGGGTCGATATTATTTGCGCTCTTGAAATGGGCGGAAAAATTGATTCCATTTCCGCATATAAGGAAATCAAAGCAGAACTTAAAGAACTTAAGCGAGCTAAAAAACAATACACTAAGGATATGTGATAATTGCGGCGAGGAAAAACCACTAACTTCTGGGCATTTTCAAATTGTCAAACAGTTTAAAAGTGGTTTTTCTTATTGGTGTAATGACTGCAATAAACCAAAACCTAAAGAATAATATTTTCAAAGAGACGTAACATATCGACTTATAAATATTCTAAACGCAGGTAATAGTTTGGTATACTTATGGCTACATTGACATCCAGTGGAATAAGATTTGCAACTACTCCAGTAGTAGATGAATTAAATTCAAAGAGAGGAATTTTTCCTACTGGAACTTCTTGGGTTTTTTATCAGTCCTCGGCTCCTACTGGTTGGACTAAAAATGAGAGTCTAACTCTTAATGATAAAGCATTAAGAGTTGTAAGTGGAACTGGTGGTGTGTATGGGGGAACTAATGGGTTTAGTGTTATTATGAATGGATTTGCAGTGGGATCAATATTTGGTAATGGCCCTTTATTAACGAGTTCAAATGCTACTGGAGGAACTCAATTATCAGAACCTCAAATTGTTTCTCACGTCCATCCTGGTAGTGGTACTGGATTGGCTGCAGTTCCAGCAATATTTAATCCTGATGGAGCTTTCACTGGATGGAATGGTGGTGATGTTGCTAGAAGTTCTGGTTGGACTCAAACTTCTCCTGGGTTTGGAAATGCTGGAACGGCTCCAGTTGGAAATGCCCACTCGCACCCTTTTAGTGGAACGGGATTGGTTCCTATTCAAATGGTTTCTATGAATCCTACTTATGTCGATGTTATCGTCTGTACTTTTGATGGATAAATAATCAAATAACATCCGTAGTTCACATCATATAAAATGGCTAAATTAACAGCGTCTGGAATAGTCTTTAGTGATTCAACAGTTTTGAATTCAAAGTACGGAATTGTTCCACAAAATTCAGTATCAATATTTTATCAAGCTTCTGCTCCAACTGGATGGACTAAAGATACCACCCACAATGATAAAACACTTCGAGTTGTGAGTGGAACTGGAGGTGGTTCTGGAGGAACTAATCCATTTCTTACAGTGTTTCCCAACTCGGTTAGAACATTCTCAGCTCCAAATATTCCGGTATCAGGAACTGTTGGTAATACTACGTTGACTACTGCTCAGTTACCTAGTCACACTCACCCTAATGGTGGTTCTGTTGGATTAACCCCAGGTGGGGGTGATGTTGCCTTTGGATCTGGATGGACTAGAAGCACACCAGATACTGGTAGCGGACCTACTCTTGGTGGTGGATCTCACACCCACCCCTGGTCTGGTACAGCACAATGGTCTCTAGATGTAGACCTTAGAATTCAATACATAGATGTTATTCTTTGTAGTTTTGCTTAATTTGTGGTAGAATAGATAAAAATATTTTTGATTATATGAAAAAAAACGAATCTGGTAATTTTTGTCCTCTCATTAAAAAAGACTGTGTGGAACATAAGTGTTCGTGGTACACACATGTAAGAGGTATGAATCCAAATACGGGACAAGATGTAGATCATTGGTCATGTGCTGTAACTTGGATGCCTATGTTAACAATCGAAAATTCTCAACAACAAAGACAGACTGGTTCTGCTGTGGAGTCATTTAGAAATGAAGTTGTCAAATCCAATGATGAGAATAGACAACTATATATTGATATGATTCAACAGAATGGTATATTGCCAGTAAATATAACTTCTTTGACAAGTACACACACCTTACCAGAAAATTCAGGAGAATAAATTATGAGATTAACGATCATTCCATCAGACGGTTCCGTTTATGTGGATGGATCCGGTTATACTAACCTAGATTTAACTTGGATTCCTGAGATTGATGGAAAAAAAGTCCATGCAGTTCAATGGTTAGATGGTGAGGGTGAAGTTGAGTTTGTTGGACCAGAACAAAATCTAAAGATCAATGACTTGGGTGTATTCGAACAAGCTATTAGTTTGTGGAATGAAAAGAAGGAAGAAGAAGAGGCTTTTCTAAAACAACAATTAGAATTGGAAGAGAGACGTAAGAGAGAAGAAGAAGAACGTCTAAGATCCCAATTTATTACCTTTGATGATTACGATGAAGAATATGGATTAGGTATTGAGGAATTTAGTGAACTCGATGAAAAACCATATATTCCACCAACTCCAACACATATTCCCCCTGTTGAACCTCCTCTAGCGTATGCAGATACAAATGAAGAGGACGAGGACGAAGATCTATTCTACGACATTGAGGAACTTCTCAAAGAGATTTGAGTTTAAATTATTTAACGTGAACTGATGAATAAAAATTTAATTGAAAACAATTATATTGTCCTGCGAAATTTTATTTCAAGAGAAAGATCCCTAGATCTTTCTACAGAATTTTTAGATCATTGTGAAAAAAACAATGTAGATGGAGATTCGCAAGCTCCAAATTCTTATTCTACTTATAACTATATCTCATTTTTAGAATTACTCTGTGAAAAAACTCCAGAAATATCTTCTGTAATTGAAGAGACGGTTTTACCTACTTATGTTTATTCAAGAGTATATAAAAATGGAAGTGAACTATCGCCCCATACTGATAGAGATGCTTGCGAAATATCAGTAACGTTACACTTGAATGGAGATTCTAATTGGCCTATATGGATAGAAACTCCATCTGGAGAAAAACGTTGCGTTGAATTGAATCCTGGCGATGCTATGATTTATCTCGGTAGAAATGCAACTCATTGGAGAGAACCCTATCAAGGAGATAATTATAACCAGGTCTTCCTACATTATGTAAGAAGTCGTGGAGATTGTTCTTACGCTTACTTTGACAAACTTAATGAGACTACCAAACCAGTAACTGAAAACACTGATATTGAACAATTTATTGTTGAGACTAAATCGGAAATAAAAACAACTCCTGCAAAAAGTAAAAAGTCTTTAGAAGATTATATCTTCACATTAGATAATGTTGTTCCAAATGAACTCTGCGATAGAATCTTAAAAGAATATCGTGATTGTAGTTTTTGGACTCCAACTAGTGTAGGAAATGGAAATGTAAATGATCAAATTAGAAACTGCGATGTCATTAATATTTCCGAAAATATAGTAGTTGAGAAAAATTTTGATATTAGAAAGAAAATAGATGAAGACTTTTATGTTTGTGCTTCAAAAGCAATAAATGAATATAGGAAATTGTTTCCTGAAGTTGCATCAGATATTGATACTGGATATGGATTATTAAGATATAAGAAAGGTCAGTTTTATATTCAACATACGGACTCATTCCAACAACAACAGAGATCTGTAAGTTGTTCTTTTCTATTGAATGATGATTATGAAGGTGGTGAGTTCGCGTTTTTTGATAGAGAAATTATCATAAGTGGTTCGAAGGGATCTATTGTAATGTTTCCTTCTAATTTTATGTTCCCACATGAAATTATGCCTGTAACTTCTGGAACTAGATATTCAATTATCAATTGGTATGTCTAATAAACTTGAAGGAATTCCAAGTATTTACTATCTAAATTTAGACTCTGAATTGGATAGAAGGGAATTCATGGAAAAACAATTTGAGAAATGGAATCTGAGTAATGTAACAAGATTTTCTGGATCACAATACCTAGCAGAAAATTATGAGGATTGGAAAAGTATTTTACATTTTCCTCACAAAATTACAGAAAAAAAACATCAATTAGCTGCTTCCATTACTCTTTCTACTCTCGAAATGATTCGACATTGGTTAGAAACTACCAATGAAAAACATTTGATTTTATTTGAAGATGATTATGATCTAGACTTAATTGAATACTGGCACTTTGATTGGAAGTATTTGATGAATCATATTCCATATGATTGGGATTGCATTCAGTTAGGATATGAGTCATCTCGTTTT